CTTTTTCTAGGTGTCTTCCTAACTTTTTTTAAGTCAGCAGCAGTTATCTTTTTCTTATTACCTGCAACTGCAGCCAACTTCTTTTGCTTTGGAGAGTATTTGCTATAAGGCATATTAGCCTCCCAGAATTTTATTCATCATTGCGTGGACATCATCACCAGATCCGACTTTCATGATCTTGACCTTAACGTCAGATCCATCGTTGTGCATTTCTTCTTCCATCATTTCTTCTTCTTCGTACTCATCACCAACGCCATATTGCATATGGTGGCATAGCAATAAGAAGTTAACGAGCTGATCGTCAGTCATATCAAGACCGTCAGTGTCGTGAGCAAAGCCCATTTTTTCCATGAAGAGTTCTGCGTTCTCTTCCATGTTTTCTACATTTACTTCAGCCATATTAGCCTCCTATTGTGTTGGACGTAATCGTGGGCGTTCACCCGACATTACTGGTGGGTTATTCATGTTAAACATACGCTCTTGCTCTTCTTGAGCCCTACGATTGAACTCTGCATTAGCTCGATTAGCTTTCTCAGCTTCAGTTTCTGTAGATCCAGAAGATTCCATCATAAGTTCATCTGGAGTGATTTCTCCACGAGCAACTCTATCTGCGTAGGTATTTGGCGTCATTTGCTCCATGCGATCATCAACTTGGTAAGTTCCCATGTCCTGAACAAGCATACCAGAATTGATAGCTGACATTCTTTCACGCTCAGTCATTTCCACTGGGTTGCCATCAACCATATATGTCATGGTATCTCCACCACCCATCATGCCTTTAAACGCACCACCGATTTTCTCTAGAATTTCTTTAATGCCCATAAACTCAGGCTCAGTTAGACCAGCTCCTTTGGCAACTCTTGCTTTTGTTGTCTCCATGCCTTGGACAATGTCTTTTGTGCCTTCTGGGTCCATCTGCATAAGACCTTCTTGGGCTGACGTAATCATGTCGATCTCTGCCTGAGATACTGCACCCATTCCTTCTGGACGTATTGGTGGAGCCATCTCTTGTGTGGTAATCGCTGCACCAGTATCGCCTAACAGCCTGTTCATCTGCTCAATTGTTTCTTCAGCCATAATTTTCTCCTTATGAATAATTAAATAAACCTGCATCCAGTTCTGGATCGTACAAGTCAGTGTAAGCTGTATCAGATACAGTTCCGTCAGGGTTTAGTGTCTGCGTACCAAGTAGGACATTTTCCTCACCGATCTTCTGAGATACTGTTGGTCCACCCAACCTGACACCCTCCATAAGTTCAGGATTTAGCAATGCACCATCTGCACCATAGTAAGATGTTGTTCCATCTGCATTTTCAACAACTCGAACCATCTCATCAATACCTGCTGGAGTATAACCAAATCTTGTTAAGTAGGATGGTGCTCTGTTCCACATCCCTCCAGATCTACCACCTATAAAATCACCGATCAAATCTCTTGTGCCACGCACTTCTCTTGTTTTCTGGTAACTGTCATCACTGCCAAAGTTATCAGCTAAATACGCACCAGAATCAATAAAATCATCAACTATATCTTCATCAGTATCTGTATCAGTTGAATTTACACTTGTACTATAATCAGTATTAACTACTGGTCCAGTTCCTATTTCTACTCCATCAGATGTTGAGCTGAACGGCTCACCACCTAAATAAATAATTTCGTCAACGTCTAACCCACCAGGAGTGTAAGGCATGGTATCTGCATCTAAAGGATTGACCATGTTTGTGTCTCTAGGTTGATAAGGCAAACCTGTGGCTGGATTAATCCTACCAACCAAAAATCTGTCTTCTAAATAAGATGTTCCGAATTTATCAATATAAGCCTGAACTTGGTCTTCACCTTCTGATAATTTATCACCAAGATTAGCAAGCTCAGTATTTTTTTGTTCTAAAAGAGCTTTTATAGGAGGATCATTCGCAGTAAATCCTTGAGATCTCAAGGCTTCAAGTTGTGCATCTATATTTTGTATACTTGATGGGTCAGCAAGGTTTGCAGCCTCTGCATCAGCAACAGACTGTGCATAAATAGCAGCATCAGCAGCATCAGCAGATTCCTTTGTTGCGTGTTCGCCACCATTTTGATCGTAAAATACTGGTGCTAAATTTGTATTGTAAAAGTTACCTTGCCAGCTAAACATCTCCAAACCTGCAGCCCTTGCTTCAGCAAATGCATCATCAAAACTTTTAGTAGATGTCGTTGTGGTAGATGTATCCGTTGCAGTTGTAGCAGTTGTATCTGTTGCCGTTGCGGTAGGATTATAAGTCTGCGTATCAGCAGTACCAAAAGTTGCGATCTCCACCACAGTATCAGCAGCTGCCTGTCCAGCGTCACTTACAAAATTACCAACAGCAGTAACACCAGTAGATATCGCATTTCCTATTGATTCGGCTATACCAGAAAAAGACCAACCGCTATCATTGTCGTTATCATTACTGCTAGAGCTAGATGAACTAGACGATGATCCACCACCACCACCCCAGCTAAAACCAAATAAATAAGCAGGAACACCATCAGGACCAGCAACAGGAGGAATATTTCCTCTATAATCCTGAATAAGACTTTCCTCTTCAGGATTGATATACGCCAACATATGTGGCTGACCACCAATAGTTGTTTGCCTTGGAATAGAATTTAAAGCTCCATATTTCATGCTGTGGCTACTCCTTCTTGACTTGGCATCTGATTAGGCTGTGGCATTGCAGCCATGACATTGCCCAACGCACCAAGTTTTCCCTGCTTCATTTGCATTATTCTCTGCATTAAATATTGATTTGCGTCAAATGGTGCTTGACCCTCTTGTTGGTTTTCTTGTGGCAAACCACCAAAGGCAGATGGATTAATAGGTCTTATAGATGCTAAAAGCTCATCCATCTTTCATTGCTTCCATTTGTATTTTGGCTTGATTCTTCTCTCGCTCCAACTGCAATTCAGCCTCTAGCTTTAATACTTTAGCCTGTAAATCTGCTTGAGCTTTCGCTGCATCGATCTCCATGTCCTGTCGTGCTTCAGCCTGTTTGATCTCAATGGAAGACTTCGCCTTGGCTTGGTCTGCCTGTATCTGTGACTGAGTTCTTAGCTTCAGAGCCTCTGCCTCTAACTGGGCAAGTTGCTGTGCATATTGCAGTGGGTTAGCCTGTTGTCCCTGCTGACCTTGAGCTTGTATCGCTGCAATCTCTTTCATCTGTGGAGCTTCCTGAACCACTTGAGCAGCACGTTGACTAATTAGGCGATCAAGCTCTGGATTGATATCCTCAACCTTGTAATCCTTATTGCCAAAGTCTGGAACTGGTGGAAGTGGCACACCGACACTTGCCTCCATTCTTGCCCTATACAGCAACGCAACGTGCTCTGCTATGTGGGCAATCAATATCGGTTGCATGGCTGCAGCACCTGCATTACCTGCCAGTGACGGATCTTTAATAAACTGCATATGGACAGCAATGTGAGCCTCGTGCTCCTGCTCGATAAATGCTCGAATTGGCTTGCCATACATGATTGCCATGTTCTCATCGATTGGGTCCATCCTTGGAGCATCTTCTGGCTTCTTCAGGATCTCATCAATATTCGGTATTCTAATCGCCTCATACATACGTTTGTAGGCTGCGTACATATCATGCATTTCAGGAGCTGACTGAGCCATCTGCAAGATAGCTTGAGCCTGTGCAATGCGTTGGGCAGAACTAAAGATGTTGGGGTCACTGACTGGGAGGATGTCAATGCGATCATTGAAGTCAGCAGCCATGATTTCAGAGCTACTGCCTATCAACGAAAACGTAAACTGTTCAGGCAAGTTCTCAGCATTAAGACCAGCTATCAGCTTGAACTCTTGTCCCTGTGCATAGTGCAACCGCTTGTGAATCGCTGAGAAGGCTTTTGAACCCTGCTCAATAAGTGCGACTGTCGAGCCAACAGGTGCATTTGGATTTACGTCCCCAACATTCAAATCAGCAGTGCTGGCAAATCTCTGTCCTGCATCTACAATAAATCCAAGCAGATTAAACAATGCACCACTTGGTTCCTTAAACGGAAGTGGCATAATCGCCTTATTAACATCATCAACAGTGGCATCGAGGTCAACGAACTCGCCTGGATTTACCTGAACCTCACCACCTGAAACTCGACCTCGTAACTTAAAGCCACCCTGCATATTGCTGAATGCAGCGGAATCTAAGAG